TTAAAATTTTACTTGGTCAACCAACATCGCATCGCCATAACTAAAGAAACGATAACGTTGCTCAACTGCATGTTTATAAGCCGCTAGAATATTGTCGCGATTCGACAAAGCTGAAACCAACATCAATAAGGTCGATTCTGGTAAATGGAAGTTGGTAATCAAGCGATCCACGATACAAAACTGATAGCCTGGATAAATAAAAATTTGCGTATCGCCTGTCCAAGAGGCAATTTGTCCTTGATTTGCTTGTGCAGCACTCTCTAAGGCACGAGTTGCTGTTGTGCCTACAGCAATCACTTTATTTCCACGAGCTTTGGTTTCTAAAATCAAATCAATCGTTGCTTGTGGTACATCGCACCACTCACTATGCATAATGTGGTTGGTAATGTCAGTTGTACGCACAGGCATAAATGTACCTGCGCCAACATGTAATGTCACAAAAGTTTTTTGCACACCTTTTGCAGCTAGTTTTTCCAATAAATCTTGGTCAAAGTGCAAACTTGCTGTTGGTGCTGCAACACTAGCAATTTTTTCAGGATCGTGAAAAACCGTTTGATAGCGTTCAGTATCAATGTCTTCAGCTTCACGATTGAAATATGGTGGAATCGGTAACTGTCCATATTGATCAAGTACAGATAAAATAGGTTGCGAAAACTTAACTACAAATAAGTTTTCATGGCGACCTTGTACGGTTACAGGAACAGCATCTTCACCAATATAAAGTTCTGCACCAGCTTTGGGTGAATTGCTCGATTTAATATGGCAATGCGCTGTATGCGTATCCAACATACGTTCAACGAGGACTTCGATCGCACCACCTGTAGCACGTTTTCCTTTTAATCGTGCTTTCATGACTTTTGTATCATTGAGTACGAGCAAGTCTCCATCTTCCAATAGATCTAAAATATCGGTAAACGCGTGGTCATGATACTGACCGTCTGCATCGATATGGAGTAGGCGTGATGCACTACGGCTATCTAGCGGATAGCGAGCAATAAGTTCATCTGGAAGATCAAAAGAAAAGTCGGAAAGTTGCATACATCTAAAACATTGCAAAAATTGCGCGTAGTATAGTCTTTTTTAAGTTTTCTCGCTGAGCTAGATATTTATTGATAGAAAAATATCTGAATGATTTAAAAGTGAGCAATAAGTGGTAGATGGGGTTTGACAATAAAATCAAACAGGTTATGATACGCAACACAAAGCATCGCACTCTTCCCGAGGTGGTGAAATTGGTAGACGCGGCGGACTCAAAATCCGCTGTCAGAGATGACGTGTCGGTTCGAGTCCGACCCTCGGGACCAAGCGAAAGCTTACACAGATTTTTCAAAGCCCCAAGCCTTATATATCAAAGGCTTGGGGCTTTGTCGTTTCTGGCTGTTATGTTTTTTTACGGTATTTTTCGGGATTATTTGGTATATCTTTCCACCCGTTTTCCACCCGGCAACACAGAATGAAGGAATTAATTATTTTATGAGCGTATCGGTTTATCAGCGTCCTAATAAAAAATGGAAAGCAGACGTCCTGGTGAATGGTGTCCGTAAAACAAAAACTTGTAAAAGCAAGATTGATGCAACGAACTGGGGAAGAGCTGAAGAGCGTGATTTGTTGTTAAATGCAGCTACAGAGGCTGCTATTAAGAAAAAAACTGTGCTCACTGTGCGTGAAGCACTCCAGAAGTACAGTGATGAGGTTTCTATCCATAAAAAAACCGCGAAGAAAGAACAGAATCGAATTGAATATTTTAAGGAGAATTTACCCAACGTAGATTGGCCACTTATGGCTTATAAAAGTGAATTCCTTAAACAGTGGGAGGATTCAGTGATGAAAAGATCCATTCGTCCGTTGAAGGCCTCGAGCGTATTACGAGATTATTCATTGTTATCGTCTTTTTTTAACTGGTGCAGGTTAGATAAGCATTGGATTAATTTTAATCCTGTCCAAGATATCCGGAAGCCGAAAAAACCGAATAATCGGGAAAGACGTGTTGAAGAAGATGAGCTGGTGAAAATGCTTACTGCTTTGAAATATAAACCTGGAACAGTACCAGAAACAAAAACACAAGAAGTGGGGGTGGCTTGGCTCATTGCTATGGCAACGGGTATGAGATCCGGGGAAATTGTGAATCGATTGCCTAAGGATGTAAATCTGGTAAAACGTTATGTGCAGTTGGATGATACTAAAAACGGCACGGCCAGAAAGGTTCCATTAGATGATTTTGCGCTTCAGCTGTGGACGTTGGCTCTGAAAATTGACCGGAAGGGGAGTCCGAAAGTATTTACAATTTCAGATTCATCACGTGATGCGCTGTTTCGGAAAGCTCGAAAACAGGCTGGTTTAGAGAATGCGGATCTGACTTTTCATGATTCAAGACATGAAGCTGCATCACTCATGGCAAGACGCATTAAAAACGCCCTTACTTTGTGTAAGATTTTTGGGTGGAAGGACCCAAAGCAGGCCCTTACTTACTACAATCCGACCAATGACGAGATCCTAGAAGAATTAAATATGTCGGCTGGTTTAAGCCGGTTACTTGCATAAAAAAGCTCCCAAACGATGACTTTTTATCAACTGTATTTTATATTCGCTTTATCAAATGCCATCCCAAAGTTAATAACATCTGTAGCTTTCCAACGAGGTACAGTTCTATCTCCAGTTGCTGAGGTTGGTAACTCTCGACTCGGTGGAAAGTTTTTATTACTGATAATGTGTCGCTTAGTATAGTCCAAAGAATATTTAAAATAATTAGCTATATCTTGTTCATCCCATAATTGGCAATCAATTGGAATGATCGGTTTGGCATCAATTTGCTTTAAAATTTTCAGGAGAGTTTTCTCAAGTAAAAGATCTATTTCCATATATTTACTCTCCTGTTTCCTCAGGCTCTAAAGGAAATTGCTCCGGTTCAAATTCTTCATCATCTAAGAATGGCAGGGCGTTTAGATCGAAGTCATCATCTAGCTCGGTTGGGTTCATATTTGTGTAACTCCATAGTTTGGATTAGAAAAAATCCAGCATTTAACTGTTCGACGACGCTCAGTCATTTCATTGTCTGCATTCATATTTTTGACAACATCAGCTGGATAACGATTTGAGCTAACGGCTCGGTTAGATTCGATAAATTTGAAACGTTGTGATGATTTGAGAAGGGTTTTCATCACTGTTATTTCAGGAAGTTTCTGGTACTGTTGGGCAGCAACTTTGTAGACTTCATTTAAATTAATAGCGATAGTTTGTGCATCGTTGTCATGATGATTAAGACTGAACGGTGCAGATCTGCCACTTTGTAGATATTCAAATGCTTCCCAGAATTGTTCCACTTCCTGACAATCACCATTGAGTTGATCCACACGTTGTTGAGCCATTTCAATCAACATTTCCTGCGCTATGGCTACTTCTTCATAGTCCAAATAGCCATTGAGTACGTGTTCAGCAATCGCTTCAATAAGCGCGGCAATTTGAGCATGACAAAGGGCAATACGGGTATGAGTGATCCCGACACTGTGATATTGATCTTCAATACTTTTCAAACGCTCTTGATATGTAGTGAGGATCTGTTCTTCCATGCGAAGACAGTGCGTCATGTATGTACATGCATCTTCTAGCTCAATGCGGTCGAGTGAGTCGACAATTCGCTTTGTTTCTAATGACTGCCCTTTACGGTCGAAAGCCAAATGTAAAGTACGAGTCAAAATTGCTTCAGATGCTGCAATTGCGCTGTTTTGTGAAATCATGATCGCGCCACGGAAGGGCGGTTCATATGTTTCATTACCAGCAGTTTTTAAACCTTTCGAGCGGATCGCACGGCCGTTAAATGCATCTTTGAGTTCATCCCAACTGAACTTTGCCTGTTTGACACTGTTGCCTTGAGCGTCGTTACGGTCTCCTTCAATCAGTACTACCGGAAGGTTGGCAATTTGGGCAAAGTTACGGTAGATCGCTACGTTTGTTGATTTGTTTGCATCAAAACCTTCATAGTCTTTACGTCCGCTTAATTTCCATAAAAATTCGATTAAACGTGATTTACCAGCACCAGCTTGGCCGATAATTTCAATGAACGGATATGAACTATGGAGTGCGCGGATCTGCTCAGCAAAGTATGTGCCGGTCCACCATGCCAGGGCAATTAATCCCTTGCTGCCACGTACCCGGTAAAAGTCTTTCCACCAAAAGGGTTTAAATTCTTTTTTAGGGTTTAATGTAATGACAGGGGACTTCGCTAAACTTTTGATTTCAAGTCGTTTGATTTTGAAGAAATCGTGTTCGTTAATGTGGATAACTTGCCCTTTATGCACAGCATGTTTGGGGAAAATGTAAGTTTGATATTCGCTTGAATAGCCTATGTAATCTGTTGTTTTAACTTCTTTTAAACGCTCAGTTTTGCGTTTCATGAAGAATTCAAGTTGTTGATCGGTACCAGTCCACATCGCACCGGCCATAACTTCCATAGTTGCATCTTTGAATTTGCTACGGCTGCCAATCTGGCTCGGGGTAAATTGGGTTTTCTTTTCTGCCCATTGGCTTTGCACGTTGAAGTAATACCAGGCTTCGCCTGTAATTTCGTTACGTTCAAAATACAATGGTTCGATCTGTGCGTTACAGATCTCAGTCACTGCTGCACAGTCACGTAAAGCCTGTTCACGTTTTTGTTGATCAAGTAAGTCGTCAAAACTTGGGTCTTCTTCGATCTGATTCATACGTTTGGCGTATTTGTCGTAATCTAAGTTGAACCAGTACAGACGAAAATTATGATTAAAGAAAAAAGTTTTAGTACGACCTTCTTTAAAGTTATAGATCAGTAAACCAGCCTGCTCAGCCGTTTCTGCAATGAGTAATTCTCCATAATGACGATACTTGGCACGTTCTTCACTGTGCAGTAAGTCATGCATGAATAGATCATTCCAGTCTAGGTTTTTACCTTTGACCTGGTGAGGTGGTAGAGCAGCTGATGATGCCCATTTTTCCTGAAGCGCTCGGAGGTGGAATTTTTTAATTGCATCTTTACCAGCTTTGTCATTATCAAAAGCCCAGATCAGACGTGGTTTATCCTTCTTTAGCTCATGGCAGCGATCAGCAATCTGTTTGAGTAAAGCTGATGGATAATTGCCAGTCGACATTGTGGCAATTGCCGGTTGATTAGATTGAACCAATGCAATGGCATTAAAAATACCTTCAGTGATCCAAAATGACGATGCATTGCAAAGATCATCAAGATCTAGCATAGACCATGCTAGCCCTTCATACTTGCCAAGGAAGTTTGCCTTCTGACGTCCAAAACGTTCTGGACGGTCGATAAAACGTTCCCAATAAACTCCTTCAGCCAATTTGAAGCGGACAGTACCGCTGTAGAGACCAGGATATTTATGTTCGTTGCTGAACGTATCTTGAGTATATAAACCTTTTAAAGAAGCAATATCAAAACCACGGCCATGTCGTAAATATGCATCAGCTGCAGCATTGGGGTTTACTTCAGTTTTGGGAAACTCTTTTGACCAATCTTTGAATAAGTCTTCACAAATATCTTTGACGTGTTCTTCATAGCCACAGTTATTTAAACGACTGCATTTCACAACACGAGGTTTAATCGCATGTGTATAGCATTCTTTTTTGTTGCACTGTGGGCAGATGCCGTGTCTGTACCATTCTCCAACTTTTTTGAATTGAAATATCTGGTTGAGACGTTCATCTATGCGTCTTGATATATCTGACATTTAACACCACGCGATTGAAATTTGTAACTGTTTGAGATTGTGAATATTTTGTTCATCTTTGTAGTTTTTGATGAAAACAAAAATAGCTTTAATTACAATCACTCATCCGTTTTTTTGGGTTTTAAATGCAGGATGGTTTTCCAATAAAAACTCACGGATGAAAACAGCAGGTGCTTTCCGTTGTTGAAAGGCCTCATTACGGATGGTCTCAAGTTGATCCTTAGTCCAGCGGACCATAGTCGTTTCTGAGTGATGCTGTGTTTGATCAATTGACTTGTTCATGAGAAAATCACCATTTATAGTTACTTGGCTATACAGTAACTCTAATTTAGTACTATTTATAGTGATAATCAAGTGCTTTTTCGGGAAAAGTATGAAAAATGATGATTTGTCGACTCGTGGAAGTCGACTTAGGGAAGAGCGGAAGCGCTTAGGGTTAAATAACCAAGAAGATCTTGCGGAGATTTTGGCCGTAAAAAAGAATTCAGTAGTGCGTTATGAAAAACATAATGCACCTTTAGATACGGATCAATTGGATCTGCTTGAGGATCATGGATTCAATATTCCATATATTCTATGGGGGCACGTTGAGATCCAGAGTAGTGATTTGACAGAAGATGAAGAAAAGTTGATCCAGTTATATCGGCAGACTAAAGAAGATATGCGCCCAGGACTAATTTCTTTGATAGAAACATATGCAAATCAGTTTAATAAAATATAAAAAAACCCGACTTAGGTCGGGCTTTTTTAAGTCCAGCGATTGGAAAGTGCTACTAAGTTTTCTAGGGCGCTAGGTACTTTCTTTTGTCGTTCTTCAATAATTAATTTATAAAATTTATAATTAGTTAGAATAATACTCCGTAATGATTGTTTCATGAATAACTCATCCAAATCACCACAGCGAATCCCTACAGCAATAAATTCGAAATAATTAAGCATGTAGTGAACAGCATCTAACTGATGTGGATTTAGTTTTGAGTAATCCTCTAATGTTAAACTGCAATTATCTCCATTTTTTTTTCTTTGATATGTAAATAAGCGAGTTGTAACTTTTAAGTTGCGAGCATATTCATCTGAGAATCTTGATTCCATTAGAATTTGCATAGTATTAGCTTTAGTGGAGTCAATTGTTTGCGCACGTGTTGTAAAAAGCCAGCCTATGATTGCTGCTGTTGCACCGATCAGAATTCCAATAGTTTGTATTGAATCAGATTGTTGATTCGTAACCTTACTTGATACTTGGGAATTTGAATTGATCCCATCAAAGCCCATAAAAGTTGCATTATTAAAGATAACAGACCAAGCAAACATTTCTAGAAATATGATGCCTACAGTATAGATCATAAATAAAAGTTGAACATCTGCTCTAGCTTTAATAAAAAATGGATCCTTAACATATTTTAAATAGTAAAAGTAAAGAAGAATATAAGGCGTTAATAATAATAAAGTTCTTGTTTCATTAATTGAATCTAAAGTCATTTTTTATGCCCAAAAAAAAGCACCCACGATGTGGGTGCTTTCCACTTGTCGATTAGCCCAAACCGATACCATCATTGAAGACTACTCCTGTTAACTTGATAGCGTTCATAAACTCTCTCCAATTATTCTTCTCATATATAGGCCAAATAGGACCTGAGATATCTGCCTTTCAGCCTATCCGAAAGACAGTTAGACAACTCTATGTGACACATAGTTTTGTCCTATTAAGTATACTGAAACACTACGAAATCATGTGTAGTGATCATGTTGCATACTAGATACGTCAGTATGTTCATTCTTTAATGTGTCGTTAACTATGATTTAGTTATACGGTTAAAAAGTTATGAAGATACTTAGCATCGTTTGCACAGTGTATATACTTGATAATTTGGGGTCAATGATTTTGGATTAAATTTTATTATTATTCATAAATATGTTTTTCTTAAAAAAATACATGAAAACAGTTGGTTATGGAGGTGTTGTAAAAATCAACTCATTAAGTATTATAAAATTTTATAAAATTCAATATAGAATACGATAACCCAGCCAAGGCTGGGTTTTCTTTATTTAGCCTGAACCGCTCTGGATATGTTTCTTACTTGGTGATGAATCGTATTGATGATTGCCGAAAATTCCTTTTCATTTAGGTGGTCATCAACTTTCATTTTTGTCATTGCAAACAAAAAGCTTTCAAGGTTTTCAAGTGGATATTCGATTTCTTCAAGTATTTCTTCAGCCGTCATTGTTTTGTGGCTGTTAATGTCTAACGTAGAGTGCATTTCTCCCCCTGTCTATTGATCATGGGTGTATTGTCTTAAAATTTATTAAAAAAGGGTAGTGGTTAGCGACATTTTGTGTCGCATACGAATTGATAAGTTTATTTATTCCAAAAACTTAGCTAGTTCCAATCATTGGAATAGGCTTTAGCTTTGTATCGAATATCCAGCATTTCACCGTTTTTTTAGTGATACTGCTGTGTACTGGGTGATTGTGATGCATATAGACAGGGTAGGGGCTTCGACTGTGCATCAGTATTGAAGATAGCTGATTTTTGGGAGGTAATCCTTCCATACATTGGTAAATCTGCATAAGATTTAGAGCCAGTATATTTTGGTTATGGCTATGATTGAGCTTATCTAAGCCATAGGTATGTACAGATGCCCAGAAGTCCTCAAGAGTTTTATTCTGTATCAGATTTTTGGATTCTAAAGTTAAGCAATTAATTGGTAGTATTTCTCGGCAAAGATTGGTTCTGTTATGCCAAATGACTTCTGCATTTTGCATATAACCATTTTGATCGTAAAAGATCTTGCTAACTGTATAAAGGGGGCCACCTGATTTGAGTTGGACTACTGCACCTTCGTGGATCTGTTGGCGAGTCTCTTCATTGTTATAGAGAAGAGCTAACATCTGGTTAAAGGTGTTGATGTAGGCTTCTTTGATCTTGGCAGCAGCAGCTCCAGTAAAGCCCATGACCAAGAAAATAAAGCCATCTTTGGTCATTTCAAACATTGGTAATTTTCGACCGGTGCTATCTAAATATTCACTGAGCGTAAAATTGCGCTCAGTGAAATCAGGTGAGCAATCGAGATTTTCGAGTTTGCGTAAAACGTCCTTATGTTGTTTACCAAAAATCTCTGCAACCTTGAGGCTATCTGTTTTGACCTGTTGATCTTGGATAAATACTGCATTATCTAACTGCGCTAATGTCATCATGCTTAAGCCCCCAAAAATAAAGTTGAGAAACTTAACCCAGCGACACTGATAAAAATGGCGGTGTCAAAGATGTTCTTTAGTAATTTTTTACGTTTGAGTTGACGCTGGCGTTGCTGGTATGCAGCCATGTCATAAATCGGGGAGTGTTCTTTTTGGTTATTTTGAGCGTGTGAGTGTATAGCAGTAAATGTTTTCATTTGCTGTTCCTTTGATCAAATTTAAGTTTGATCTGACACCATCTTTTCCACGAGATGGTGGCAGACTGAACAGGGGTGGAAATACCGTGATCAAAGGAAACGGCCAGCCATAGGGCTGCCCTGTCCAGCCTACCAAAAAGCAGCAAAGCTGAATTTTACGCAAAAAAAAGGTCCATAGACGGACTTTTTGCGCCTTTGATCGAAAATATTTCAGGTTTCCACGCCTGACCAGAGATTTTGCTCTAGTGCAATCAGAATAACTTAGTTACTATTAGGGCGTCAAGGGGTTATAATAAATTGTTTTTTTTATAAATATTTGAAAATTAAATATTAATTTAAATTTGGAGTGAGTGTGAAAGAAGATATTATCACCTATTTAGGTGTTGCAGGAGTAACTATTACTGTGTTTACAGGTTGGTATAAGGAGGTTGCTAGTAGTGGCTTTTTTCAGCATTTATTTTCATTGTTTAGTTTAAGAAGACTTAGAATTCGCCATAAAATTCAAGACATAGATATGATATGTACAGAATCTAGTCATTCTGAAGAGGTCAAGAATAATTTGAGATATGAGCAAAGATTACTGTATTTAGAATACTATTATGGTCTCAATATAGAAGATAATGACTTTTATGAATATATGACTGGTTATAAAAATAAGCGAATAGCTTTCAGTTTTTATAAAAATGGCGGAAGGTTTTTAGAGTATAAGAAAGACTTACAAAAGTTAGACTTTATTGATCCTAAACAGAAGAAAAAGGTCAATTTATATAAGAATTTAGGGTTGATAATTTATATCTTAATTTCGGCATTTGCAATGCTTTGTATGTTTAAGGGTATTGATTTAATCGGTATTTATATTTCAGATAAAAAATCTTTAACTTATCTTGGTTGGTTGCTGGGTGTTAATGTGGTTTTGCCAGTTTTTATAGTAATAATTGGGGCGTGGATATTGAATAAGTTTTTTAGAAGGTTTCATGCACAAAGACTTACAGAATTAGAGCGAATTCCTAAAGCTACTAAACCTGAAAGAATTGAATTAGATGTTGATAAAGTTGCTTAAATTATTTTTATAAATGTATTTAATTTGGTGGTGCTGGACATAAAGATATGAGCAACTTAATTGTTGATCAGATGAAGAGTACAACTGAAATGGTTAAAGCTACTACAGAAGCTATTAAAAATATAAAAGGTTAATTATGAAGACTTGGGAACGTTGTTATGTAGAATTTTTAGTTAAAAATTCTTGTGTTCTAGAGAAATTACCAAAAGGATATACGGTATATATAAAGTACTTTTGGGGCGAGTTTTGATTGTTATTTTTTAGTGTCTTAGTTACTATTGAATTTTTATAATGAAGGGGGATGTATGAAACTAACACATTTTATTATTCATGAAATTGAAAAAAGTAACGAGAAACAGAATCCAGAAAACTTAATGCCAAAACTAATTTTGGATTCTGATCAAGAGTTTCCATTAGATAGACCTGCATCAATTACATTCTCAACAAGACTTAGAACTAAATATACTAATTCTATTAGCGGTTATGGCTGTATAGATAAGTCAGAAAACTCTATTTTTCAGCTACAGTTACAAGATTATCGAGATGGTAAGATTGATTTTATTAAACTGTCTAAGCTACATGTTGAAAGACTAATGACGGCATTGTCTGAAGGACAACAATTAAAATGGGCAACAGGTGGTTTAATAGTTTTTCTTGAATATCTAGAAGCAGGTAATACTTATTTACTTATCACTATGATTAAAGAAAAAACAGCAATAACATTTGATCGTGATAATTTTAATCTTGAAGAGTTGCTGTCAATTGATATGGAGAAAATTCATGAGGGAGCACGAATAGATATTAGAAAATGGGAAAATGATCAAGAACCGTATGTATCTTTTATAAAAAAATCTAGCAAAGATGTATCAGATTATTTTAGAGATTCGATTAATTGTGATAACTATACTAGTTCAACAAAATACACGAAAGCAGTATTTGATGCGTTAAAAGATTATAGTACTGACCAAAAATGGGATGATGAAACTAAAAAGGCTAAAAAACAATTATTACAAGATCATTTTGTTGATGCAATTAATAAGAAGACGGATAATGGTGAGCCGATTGTATATTTAAAAGAAATATCAGTTATTTTAAATCAAGAGGAACCTGAAAGTTTCTATACTTATATACGTCAATCAAATATCGAAATAAGTGATGAGTTTCAACCTGACCGCGCCACAGTCCGTCGTTGGAAACGTGTTACTGTCAAAAGCGGTACTATCAATGTTACCTTTGATGTGGCAGACTACGAAAGTGGTAATATAGTACTCACTGATGATGGTAATTTTGTGATTTCCAATGTTAGTGAAAAGGCTAAAAAACAATACCTTGAAGGAATTAAACCTTAATTTATGGCATATATTAAATGGCTCAATCAAAGACAGCGGATGAAAAGTTAGATTTCGTCGTTAATTTATTAACGACGTTAGATGACGTTTGCTTTGATGATAAGTCTAATTGTATTCAGGGGAGCTTGGGAAAGCGATCCATTTTAAGTTTTGATGAAATCGAGAAACAGCTTGAGTCATTTGATATTGATACTTCTGATAATGACTCAATTAGAAATATATTAGTAATACCATTAACCTCTACGAATATTTATTTTGATATTAATCATTATTTGAAAAAGGATAGTCGTAGACTTGATGCGTCTCCTACACAATCATTTTATATTTATGATCATTCTGTGAAATTTATTCCAGAGACGGATTGTAGTAATAATGAAATAAATAATATCTTTGTAGTTGCAAACTTATTTTCAAATCTGAAATTAATTTCTGATTTACACGGTGATGCAGGTAATAAGTCATTTATTATTTTTGTTGGTAAGAAAAACTTGAAAATAAACTCAGAGTATATTGCTGAGGATCTAAAACGGGACTTAATTTTAGTAAAAAGTTTTATCCGAGAGTATATTCAAAATGATTTTCATCAAGAAGATAGACACCTATCTGTAATTAATGGTTTACATGAAGCTTTTAAAGAAAGTGAAATTTCATTATCTACATTTCTGAAAGGCTTTGAGACTTTTCATAGAGTGGTTAAAAGTAACTTCCAATTGTATATGGATAAGTTCTCGTTTGATGACTTTAAGAATAAAGTTGAAGAGGACCGTAGAGAATATACAATTAAAATTAATAAAGTTTTCTCTGATATGCAGAATCAATTACTTACTCTACCAATAGCAACAGTGCTTGCTGCTGGTCAGATGGTGTATGTTACTACTGCAGGAGATTTCATTAAAAATATTTTGATTGTCATCGGAATTGGAGTTTTCTGTGTCTTTGTATTGATGCAAATTTCAAATCAAAATAGTACTTTGACTGCATTAGATGATGAGATAAATCTTAGAAAAAGTGAAATGGAAAAAAAAGAAGAGTCAAATTACAAAACTGAATATCTTGGAGCTTATACGCAATTAGATACAAGAATAGGTAAGTTGAATGACAATTTGTCTTTAGTAAGGAATATAACTCTTGTAGCTACAATATTAGTTTTTTTAGTTTTCCTTACACGTTTTTTTCTTTAAATAAAGCCCCAATTAAAGGCTTTATCTCTAAGTAAAATAATATAGAAATAGCATAAGGCAAATACTTATACCGATCATGATTCCGATAAGGGTTGGGTAAAGCCACATGGATCCACCAATTCAATTTTTGCGTTATGTTCTTTGATTGCTTTCAATAACATTTCTTGCTCTTGCTCAGTTAATTTCCCAGTTACCACAAGTGGTTTAGAATTTAAAAGTTTGTTTAAGCGGATGAAATGATAGTCAAGAATCATCCATAGAATAATGAGAGATAATACAAAAAGAACAACTAAAAGAATCATAAAATTTGTCATTTAAAAGTACCTTTTTGCAAGTTTTTCTTGAGTATTTTTACATTCAACACAAAGGGTTACTGAACCGTACCGCTGTCGCTCAACTGGAATATCATTGCCACATTCTTCACATTCTGTAAGTGATGGCATGTTGTAGTCTTTAGGTTGAATTTGAACCTGTTTAAGTTGTAATTCTTGAGCTAGATCTATTTTATCTGTCATGCTGGCTCCATTTTCCAAGTACGATTTGGAGTAGGAAGATTGATTTCAGGATTTGGATTTGCTGGAGGGGAAAGCTGGAATTTAAGTTCCATATAACCCTGTGCTGTAAATCCACACTGCAGGTTTTGGCATTGTGCCTGGAACATACGGAGTAGTGGGCTTAATGCATCACTTGAACGGATGGCAAAAGGTTCACCACAGTGTGGGCATTTATATCGAGATCTAGGTCGGGCCATTACGTTACCTATTAGTTTAATTATTTACGATTTTATAACAGAATAACGATAAATAGTGATATATTATTTTAAATATCGAAAAATGATTCCTTTCTTATATCCTTGCTTACCCCGGCAAGGATTTTTTTTATTTGCCTTTTCTTGCTCGGTCAATTCTGGCCTGTTCTCGTTTTAATGCAACCGTTGCTGTTCCTTTGCTCACGTACAAATGCGTTAACTTTAGTGGATTTGTTTGGTCACCTGAAGTTAATGTGTTGGTTTTACCTTTACCTTGGTAATAGACGATTACCCCAGTATATTCAGCATAATTTCTTCCTGTCTTTTTTTTCTTCTTGGCCGGTTTATCGTGCTCCGGATCTCTTGCTTCAAATAAGGTAGAAACATCATCTGCGCTTGGTAATTGGACTTCCAGTTCAACTGAAGTCGTAAAACCGTTGTCATTAATGGTATGGGTAATATTTGTCCCGAGCCAGACAATATCGTCGATCTGTGGCTTTAAACCCGAGAAGATAAACTCTTGTTCCGGGATAATCTCTGGCCGACCGTTTGCAAGTGTATAACTGAGTTTCTGTGCAGATCGTTTGCACCTGTTATATTCTGCCTGTGCAGCGAGTTCTGCCGTTTTCTTGTCGCGGTGAATGTAGCGGATCTCTTTTAAATTGTCCTCATTGTCACCAATTACCACGTACAATTTTTTAGACTTACCGGCATCATAATAATAGGCTTTTACTCCAGTAATTCTGTCAGTACCGGTACCTGTTGTGTAGTTATGTCCATCACCTTCAGCACGGATAATATAAACAGTGGGTAGGGGTAAACCCGATACAGTTTGGCTGGTGCCACGCGGCAATAAAATTAAATGGCCATTCTTTACTGTAGCAATGGCGTCACGTTCATCGGCAATACGTGTTATCAGATTCGCATCACTTTCATTCTGTGCAATATACGAAATTACTTGGTTGGCCAATGAATCATGAACAATAGTTTTTAATTCATATTCGGTACCAATCGTTTCAAAGATTTCCTTAACCGTTTTCTTACTGAAGCTCCGTTCACGCTTTTGTTTAAGACCTTCAGAAATATCATTGCTGAAGGCAGAAATTGTTAAAACATCTGGTGCACCACGGTGGCTGGTTGACTCCACCTTGAATTTACCTTTATGTACCAAGCCTGTATTTGTCCAGCCGATCCAAGCTTGAATAATGGCTCCTTCAGGTGGAATTTCTAGTTGTCCGTCAGTATCGTCCAATTCAATTTCAAGTGAATCGACCACAAGACCACGATTATCCTTCAGTGTTAAAGAAATCAAGCGTCCGGCAATGAGATATGTAATGTCATTTCCTTCAACTTCAATTTTATAAATACATGAAGGATATTCAGTTTCGGCTTGATATGCGGATGCATATTCGTCAAAAGTTTTAATTGCTTGTTCAAACATTTAAATTGCCCTATTCAGCGCCCCAGCTGCCATACCAATTAGAGAACCCATTAGGGTCGGTTGCCACTCCTTAATTATTTTTAAGGTAAGAGTGAATTCAGTCTTCCTGGCTGCACCATCCTTGAAAAAATATGTTTTGGTCTCGTCCAGGCTATCAATAATGACAAGACCGTAGATCTTGCCGGTACCTTCAATCAATGTATAAGCCTTGCCTGTATCGGCCATCGCTCTGAGCTGATCCAGTGTTACTCTGCTATGTGTCAGTTCATGGTAAGTCGTCCCTTTCAGGGTAATTGTATCTTCCCCCTTACCTGTAAATTGATAAGCCGGTGTATTACCGATCCGGCTATTGCTTGGATGTCGCCAGCTTGTGACACGTTGCAATTCTTCATAAGAAGCTGTTCGTAATGAAAATACGAATAAACCCAAAACCATCATCATGGTTATTTACTCCGAATCCGTTAAGAAACGACGTCTTGCATCGGTTCGTTCTTGTTCAATGCGTTGCATTTCCTCTCTGATAGCTTTAGCTGTTTCTCTAACTGGTTGTCCGTGTTCAGCCTTAATTGTAATGTGAATGGTATCGTTGCTGATAAAGCTGCCACCACGATTGGCACTAATGGGGGTAACTGGTGTTACTTTTGCAGTGGTACCAGTACGAATTACGTTTTGAGTAGCTTGCTGAGTGGCTTTAATCGGGAGGTTATGTTGTTTAGAAATACCAATGGCCATGCCTTGCATAGTGGAATTACCTAAGCCCATAAAAACACGGGAAGGTGAATTGATTTTCAAAATTGCTTGGGCTTTCTCAATAACACCTGATACAGCACTAGAAAGAGCATCTTTAACTTCCCCTACTTTAGATAAGATCCCGTTTTTAAGTCCGGTTAAAATCATGCTGCCGAAGCCAGTAAACTTCGCCGGAAGATCAATGCCGAACCAGGACAAAACTTTTGCAAAAGCTGAATAGAAAAGACCAATAGGAGACCAGTTAATAATCAATGCTGAAACACCAGAAATGCCGCCATTAAATGCTGTTTTTACCTGTCCCCAAAGTCCGGAGAAGAAGCCTTTAATTGGTTCCCAATTTTTATAAATAAGATAAGCAGCTCCAGCAATTGCAGCGATTACTCCAAATATCACAAGTCCAACTGGTGTAAAGATTGCTCCCAATGCCCCAAAACCAATACCCAAAGTTGCAATGGTTACTTTAAGCATGGCCAACGGTCCAAGCAGTGCAACGACACCTAAGGCTAAAGCACTAAGTCCACCTATAATTGCTATAGCTCCTACAGTGATTTTGACCAATGTAGAAGCTAGTTTAGGATTTTGTTCAGTCCATCTTTGTATGACGGACATTACATTACTGGCTTTACCAATTAGATTATTAACTGTTGGTAGTAACATGTTTCCAATGACGATCGCTTGAGCCACTAGCTGATTTTTTAACTGCTTTGCTTTGTTATCTGTAGTCGATGTGTAGGACTGATATTCTTTAAGCATTGAACCAGCATATAGCGATTTATCACCGACTTTCTCAAGGTTTTCTGTCAACGCATCCATATTTGTCAGTAATGGTGCAATAGCTCCCAGTGACTCTTTGCCAAATAGGGTTTGTAAGACAGATGCTTGTTTATACTTATCCAATTTTGACACGGATTTTAGAACTTGAAGTGTTGTCGCATTTGCATCTTTCTGCATTCGTTTTGCCACATCACTAGAATCTAGCCCCAAATCCTTGAAAGCAGCTCTCTGACTTTTGGTTGCGGCTTCACCGGCAACAAGTGAAAGCATCAAATTCTTGATACCCGTAGCTGCAATTTCTTCTTGTACACCCATACCACGTAGCGTTGCACCTAAAGCAGCAATTGAGCCGGAAGCAAATCCACCCACTTCTCCAAGAGGACCAATTCGCTGGACGATCTCCATAATTCCTTTGGCTGCTGCAGGTGTATTATTGCCTAAGTAGTTAATTTGATCTGCAAGCGTAGTGACTTCATCTTGATTCATTCGGAAAGCAGATCTCAACTCGGCCATTGATTGACCTGCTTCATTCGCTGAAATATCGAATGCAATCCCCATCTGTACAGCTGTTTTAGCAAACTTAGTTAATTCATTGCTAGCGAATCCAGCTTGTCCACCTGCAGCTACAATTGTTGCAATATCTTTTGCAGCCATTGGCATTTGAGCAGACATATCCAGGATTTCTTTGGACATTGCACGATACGCTGGTGTAACTTGTCCAGCATCGTCTTTTAGCCCATCTACAACCTTTGCCACATCAGCCATTGATGATTCAAAATCCATTGAGAACTTAACAGGTACAGCCATAGCAGCTGCACCAGCTCCAGCAACCATTAATCCTTTCTTTGCGAGATCCGATGCTTTGGCCATACGTGCCTGCATTTTTTCATAGCCTTCCTGAGCTTGTTGGTGACGATTTAAAGCATCTTTCTGTTTGTTAATCTCCATTGTGGTGAGATGAATTTTATTTTTTAATCCTGACTCTTCATCAGCAAGATTATTTACATTTACACCAGCTAGGTTTAAATCACGTGCTAACGTTGTTATTTCTGAACTTTGGCTTTTTTGTGCAGCTTTTAAACGTTTCTGTGCTGCTTCAGCACGTGCAAGATCTTTCACCATCTTTTCAGTTGGTGCACCAAGATTCATTACAGTTTTAAGCTGTTTGATCGTTTCTTTGTTTTGTTCAATGGCTTGGCTTGTTTTTTTAGATTGTTCTTGTAGTTGTCTAAACCCTGAAATTTTACGTTGTTGAGCTTCTAAAGCTTTGAGTTCAGATGAAGTCTTTTTAAATGCTTCAGATAATGTTTTAGAGCCACCAATGATCGTTTTGATGGGTCCTGATAATTTATCCGTTGCATTAAAAAGGACTTCTAATTTTAATTTAGACATTGGTGGACTCTATTATGTAGTTGAGTTTCTTTTAAGTGCCATACGATGCCATTTGCTGAGTTCGATCAGATCCATGTCATCATATGTACTTGGTGGCCAGTGGAAGACGACGGCAATATTTGCGATTGCCTCGTCCACATTGTCCACAAGAGTTAGTTCGTCTGAGCCTTGATTTCCTGCTGCAACGCTTTCGGGTACAAAAAAGTGACTAGATGTCCTCCCAATTGCGAAAAGTCCACAGGATCCATCTGGTAAATCTGTTGTGGGGTAAGAGCTGGTGTTGTCACACGAGGAAGTACTTTGCAAAGGGCATCTACGTCGTACTGATAGATCGCCTGCAGCGAAGTACCACTTAATGCTTTTACACCTGGTTTACGGATCGTGATTTGGGTAATCATGTTGTCACCCATCCGAATCGGTTGTTCTAAAGTCACCACTTCTTCATTTGGGTTTTGAATAAGTTCTTGGTTTACTGCTTGGTCTGTTTGATTCATTTGAATATATCCTAAAAATTAAATAAAAAAGCCTTCTGCAGTACTGCACTACAGAAGGGAAGGAAACTTATAAAATGCCAATGATGTTGCGTTGTTTTTCAAGGCGATCAACACCACCTATATTTTCTTTCATACCAAGAATGTCAATTTCGACTTCAACGACACCGTTAACTGTCAGTTTGTAATACACACAGTTTGTTGTGACCTTATGTTCAGTATCTTCACCAGGAGTAGATTCTCCACCATCAATTTCTTCATGACGGCCGCGAACTACAACTTCGACTGCATCTACATCACCAGTGTCATCACGCTGGTAAGCACCTGCATAACGAAGGTAAACACCGTCAATTTTTTCCATACCAAATTGACGGAGTGTGATAAGTTCTAAACCACCGAATGTCGATTCAAGTACAAGACCATCATCAGATAGGCCTAAATCAGTTTTAACGGTACCGTTCATACCGCCGCCACGGTAGCCTTCAGTTTTGCGTGCTAACTTAGGTAATACGACTGTTTTAATTTCGCCCAAGTAGCTATTCCCCTCATTAAAGAGGTTCATGTTTTTAAGTTTGCGTGGTAAAGCCATGCGTTATGCTCCTTAAGCTTTTACAGATGCAGCAAAGTCAGCAAGATAACGATCCGTGATACGTTGACGGAAAGTAAGATCTTCTAACGGTGGGACAGGGGTGTAATCGTAATCAGTGGCTAATTTCCCTGCTTTTAATGTGTCTTTAGTGTTCGCTTCCGGATCGAACCAGGCATCACCACCAATCAAATATTTATCGCGTGTGAGTTCGCGTAATTTGGCTTTTTGGCCTTCGATAATGTCGGTTGCCAATGAACCATGAAGTGGTAAATCATTTGCCCACATATGCGCTTCAGCCATCGTGTCAGCCAAAACTTGAGCAGTACGGGTATAATTTTCAAAGGCAAATAAAGGATCGTCTGAACAAGTACGAGATCCCCAGAAGCGAAAACCTTCATGTTGAATGAGTGTGGTCACTTCATTGCTATTAAGATAACCAGCATCAGTTGCTGGATCTTGAAGATCCCAAGTAACGTCTGCATCAATACCGGTTACACCATTCACGGCAACGTTAGAAAGTGTTTTATGCCAGCCAATTTCATTGTCGATTTTTGCACGTAAGCCCATTGCTACTGCGACTGCAGGAACTGATTCAGTTGTTGCAGTTGTGGTATTAAATGTCAAAAAATTCGGCCAAACGATCATAAGTTCACGTGCACCAAATGCTTCCCGGTATGCAACAACTTCTTCTTTTGTTTTACATCCCCAAGCAAAGGCATATGCAAACGCACGTAGTTTTTTAGCAATAACCACTAACTCAGTAGTAACTGCCTGAGTATCAAGCCCTGGTACACCTAAAATACGTGGTTGAACACCTAATTTAGATTTAGCAACGAGAAGGGCCTTAAGACCGGTATATTTACCTTCAGTTGTAACTGTCCCAATTACATTTGCTGTCTGGGCAGCTTCGTCTTCAGCTGAAGCCACACGTACAACAACACAAACTGAATTAGCTTGGTTTGCCATTGCTTGCAGGGCTGTTCGTAAAGTCCCTGTCGTACCAGCTTTAGCAACTGCAGCTTGGGTGTTTGTCAAAAGTACTGGAACATTTTCTGGAAATACTAAAGGATCTGCATCATCTGCAGTTGCAACTAAGCCTTGAATCGCTGTTGCAATAGTTCTGATCGGCCGAATGCCATCACTTAATTCGATGACACGTAAACCGTGGTGATAATCTGCCATAAAAAAGCCTGTTTATTGAGGTTTTAATTCAACAAACAGGCTTGCATGACTTATGAAAAAAATTAAGCTTCTTGTTCTGTGAAAATGGTTTTTACAAGAGCGAATCCTTTCCTATAAGATTTAATACGTCGGGATTATTTTGTAAAAACTCAGCTAATTTCTTTTCTGGTGTAATGGGTTCCTGAATTTTAGGCTTAGGAATAAGAGTCCAATCTTTACCATTAAAACGTGGCCAAACATCATCTGGCCAAGTCTCAGGCGGCATTATCTCAGTACTATTGCCAGGCATTAGAAATATGCCTGGTTCACGTGGGGATTCATCTGCAACCGTTTGACTTACATATAATCCAGAATGATTGAATTGATAAACAATTTTCTCTTGCATGTCGTCACCTAATATTTAATACAACAAAGCCAAGCAACGTTGCGTGGTCTAGTTTCATCACCGATGACACCACTTAAATTAGGGGTTTCACCATCATATTCGGCGCCATCATTTGTGAAGTAAAAATGGTTATCCCAATCTAGACCACTCTTTAAGCCCACATAATTTTTTTTGTTCGTTCGTCCAAATGGCCATAAGATATTTGGATAAGATTCACCAATAGACAAATGTTTATGCTTCTGGACCTGTTGGCTTTGCTTACTGCCAATTACTCGGTCTGCATCAATACCGCGGCCATCGTCTAATCCACGGATAAATTCAGCACGGCCATCAGGTAGATTAAAAGTACTGACGCCATCACCGGCCCCGTACGTCGTCCCGATTTCAGCGAATAATTCTGGATATGCTGTACGGGATACAGCTGCGCCATTCGCTTTAAAATATCCGGATGGGGCACGATTCATTGCGAAGTAAACGATTGCCCCAGGTGGCAAGCCATTCGCCCTTGATTCTTCTTTATTAAATACATTTAGGTTTTGACGAGCTAATGTTTTATTTGGCACATCTGCTAAGTTTTGATCTTTTGCCAACGGGTAAGGTGCAGATCCTAAAGGGTCATTTTGCACACCTAAAATCTTGGTACCAGCTGGATAGGATTTGCCGAGAATAATATCTGTGGCACCATCAGCCACCCAACCGTCAACGCCTTCAGATTGGTGCAATCGGATGCCATCAATATAAACAGCTAAACCTGTGGTCGTAACTGTTGACCAAGTAACATTGGTTTGGTCAGTGGCCAGTGTTTGTTCTTCTTCTATCGAGTCCACAAAAATATTGACTTCAGACGCATCGCCCCATTCAACATCGCCTTCAGCATTAGATACTTTTTTAAGTATTTGGCCTGTGGTACCACCAGGTAAAAGTTTTGCCGTATTGATGGTATTTATGATCCAACTATGGGTAGCAACAACGACGTTGGGATCAATCTTTAATTCTACAGTTTCCGCATTGCTTACAAAGAAAGGAACTCGGAAAACGGTATCAGTAAACATACCGTCTGAAGTGACTGGCTTGGTAATGTCAGGTAGATTTCCGATCGCAAATAGATTGCCATTGCTATCAAATATTCCAAGCTCACGCATGACGAAACCGCCCACACCGACTGGGATAATCAATTCAGCTGTGAACTTCAGATCATTTTCAGGATCTTGAAAGACTCGATTCACTGTTGCGCGGAAACGTTCCCGGACAAGTTGCGTCATGTTTGGATCTACATCAATTGGATTGCCATTTCCGTCACCCACTGCAAAGTGGGTTAAACGGATCTGTGAACCAGTTGCTTCAGCTTGGGCGAGGAGTTGTAGTCCTAGTGTTGTATGAATACTTTTGTACATTTTATCCTCTGCAATATTTGTAAAGTATCTTGTAGAAAACGGCATCTGCAATCATTGCGTAGCCGACCGCATTGGGGTGTACGTGGTCATCAACCGCTTCTAACTGAGTTGTTGATCTAGCGCTTAGTCTATGCCAAGTCGGATCTCGCAAAGCTGGATTTGCATTTGGATCAATTATTGTTTTTTCATAACCGATTTCACTACAAAAAGTGCAGCTGATCTGAAGAAAATCAACATTCGTTTTCGTTGCGATCATTACTTTGTATTCATCATTAAATAGTTTGACTGCTTCGAATACTTCGCGCTTAGATACAAAACGTGAACCACTATAGGTTTTGAACATGAGATCTGGGGCTTGATTTAAACCTAAACAAATAATATTTGTGCTGGGATGAGTTGCACGAATCTTATCAATCAATAAACCCAAATCGACAGCAGCTTGTTTTGCTGTGCTGTTATATACATCGTTCCAACCGAGTTGAATAATGATTGTTAGATTTGAACCTGTTGAATTAACGCCAGAGAATCCGTTTTGATTCAGATAGTATGAGAGGTCGAATTGTGATGTCGATGGGTTCCAAAATGCGTTAGAAATTGCGGTCGCTGGATCATCGCCCACGGATGCATTGTTTATGTAATGCGAGGCCCTCCATCCGCCACGGCCTTCATGCTTGACTACTTCATCACCACGTGTGCCGATAAACTCAATATTACTTAGTGATAACGGTGCTGGTGATAATTCTGACTCAAGAATTTGTCTACCAATCCCATTTAACCTCCGTGAACATTCATTTACCCATGCGCCCCTAATTTTGCTATTCGCGTAGCCTTCCATGGTTGAATCACCAAGCCCAATAAAATATTGTTTTACAGAAGGGTTCACAGGTGTATCTGTAACTAAAACATTAAACTCAGCTAAGACTTTCTTATTATTTGAGTCTTCTGTAGTTTGAAGTTTAATTGGAATTGTTGCTGATGAAGTCGGAACAACTTTACAGACTCGATGATTAGACCCAGAAATATTCCAAGCCACATTGTCTGCATTACCAACTATGCCATCAACATAAAGAAAAATTGGCTGATTTTTTAGAGCAAATACAGAATCGGGAACTATTGTTGAAAATTGCTTAGTTGTGCTTTTTGCAAGTTCAATTCCTGTAAAACCATAATTATATGCCAAGGCAGCACTTGCACGAACAAACTTTGCATTAGCATTGGTTATAGTGAGATCGACTGTTGCAAGATTGGTTGCAACATAAATTGGTTCAATAAATTTTCCAAATTTATCATATACGCTAACATTAGCTACAAGACCTGAGTTACCACGACCTGTGTATTTAAATTTCTGACCTGGTTTACATGCTAATAAAGGGGTAGTGATCCAAGTCTCTGAAGCAACAAATGTTCCATCTAGTTTTACGTAACCTTTTGATGTGTCGGCACTTGTAAAGAAATCAGAATTGAAGATATCAAGTGCTCTGACTTGTTCATTTATGCTTACATCTGCTTGTGTCTGAATATAAAGAGCATAATTTGAGCTACTCACTACACTCATTCTGATAAATTTCACAGTCGGAAACTTACGACCAATTTTTAACTTTTCAGCACGATCAATATTTTGAACATACCCTAAATAGTTTTTATCTGAGTCATAACACGCAATCGGTGCAACAACAGATGATGTTGCGACAGGATCTGCATCACGTGTGACAAGACTTGTTGAATCAACTGCAATAAAGTCTGTTACACCCCAGCCAGCAAAGCTTACTAAAGTACCATCAGTTTTTAGGACATAACCAACGGTCATTGGACCAGCCACGTTCGTCGGCTTACCGATATAAGGGGTTAGGTAATCATCAACAAATTTTAGAACTTCAGGTTCAAAAATATAAATTTTTGTATTGCTAGTTGCTTGATAACTTAAGCGAACATATTTAGTTGAAGCAAATACATCAATGGCTTTAATGCTAAATAGTGCTGTAGTATCAACATAGTAACCAAGATAGTTAAAATTCGCATCGTAGAATGCAACTGAACAAGCACTTGATGTGTTTGCAATAACAACGCCATCGCGGAAAATCTTCGAAGTTTCAGTAACAGGTAAAAATGGGGTTGCATACCAATTGTTATTTGCTATTAAGTTTCCATTTTTATCAATGTACCCGGCAATTTTTTTATCTGCATAATTTTGGTGTTCACCAGCAATGGTTTTAACTGAATAAAGTGATTTTTGAGTACCACTTAATGTTGAATTATCAGTATATTTTTTAGATTGCTCCACAGGATCATAAGTTGATTTTTTTAACTCTATCCCATTCCAGGTATTAGTTCCTTGATTTGGTCCGGCTTCATCTATCACTACAGTACAATCTACAGGTAAAGTAGCTTTCTTTGCATCAAATTTGGCTAAGGTTTCAAATCTATACTGACCTTGAATAATCTCATCTTTACCAGCTTTTTCTTGCATCAAAAGCTCAGTACGATTTGCAAGAGATTTAGCTTGCTCATTCATATTTCCATCTTCGCCACCTGTTGCAAATTCATCCTTTCCTAAAAGGCGAACAGGTGACCATTCTGGCTGTCCAATGATTTCTGTCATCTTAATTAACCTTGATTCCATCTAATTTTTGAGATCCATCGAGCCTCCAACTGCCATCAAGCAGTAGAGCGCCAGAAGGGTGGGCATATTCAAATTCGTTACCAACTTGAAGAATGGTCATGACACTTGCTTGTAGTTCGCTAGTCACGATCAATGTCGTTTCAAGTAAATGAGAACGTAGATTCTTGTTATTACGAATAATTGTGAATAATTTTTGATAGTCAGATTGCGTGACTTCTTCACTATCTGCTTCGATAAAAATCTTAAAAGTATATGGATCCCCTGGAGGCTGCATGTTGAACCATTCTTGAATGCGTACAGTAAAACCTAACGCACCTAATGCAGCTTCAAGACCACCAATTGTGCCTTTGTGACAATGCACGTTATAAGATGCATTGATCACTGCACGTTTTTGTTCTTCAGACCAGGATATATCCCAATCATCAACAGACTTTTCCCAAGCTAACCAAGGCAAGACAACTTCAGGTGCTTCAAATGGATTGTTGAAAGTGCTAGCCGGGGTAGGAACATCAGAGACCCGGGAGAAAGCTTCTTCAAAATTCTTTTCAAATAGTGTTGTATTTGGAGGCAATAATTTCGTCATTCTTCCTCCTTGATTCTGACTAAAATTGCATTGCAATATGCAGCTTGGCCAGAGACCGGCTCAATTTTTGAAAGAGGGGAAATTAAATCAACATCAATGACACCTTCACGTTGAAGAGCGCTAGCTATACCTGTTATAGATACTTTTGTGTTCAGCTTGTGAACTGAATTCACATATTCTTGAAGCTTGGAAATAGCATCTTGAAGAACAATATTTTTATCTGGACCATCTTGAATTTCTAATTCGGCCTCTACTTGATAGTGAATAATACTTGCTGAATAAACTTGGACATAATCGGTAAGCGGACGAATAATTTTCTTATTTAAAGCCTGATCCACAATATTAAGAAGTTCTTCCGATGCCGTGCCATCACCTTCGGTCGAAAGAATATACATAGCTGCAATGCCTTTATCTGGTGAGACTGGCTCAACATCTTTGACACGTACATCTGCATTTTTTGTATGAAAAATATATGAACCTTCACTACCAGCGGTGGTGTAACCTTCAGGCGCTAATTGAGTTCGTTCTTTTAAAGATGCATCAGTCTCCATTACTGCTGGAGTAGGCGGAGTGGTTGTATTATCAGCTGGAGTGATTTCTTTTCTAAATAGATTTCTTTCAGCTGCTTTGTGTTCTAGATCTTTACCTGATGCATAAGCAAGTAACACGGAAAGAGCAGATTGGTTTGCACGTTGTCGAACTAACATTTCCCGATATGCAAAAACTTCTGCAAGCTTATATGCCGGATCTGATTCAATGACACGTGTATATTCTGTTCCAGAATCTTCCATTTTTTTGTGAAATTCATCCAGACCCTCTTTCAAAATAATTTCATAGTCAATTTGCTCGACCACCTCAGGTTGAGGCAATTGAGATAAATCGATAGCAGTAAATGAACCAGCCATAACCCACCTAATTTGTAGCGCCGAATGCTAAAGGGACGCGAAGTGAAGAGCGTTGATTGTTATCAACCAATGTAAAATCTAGATCGAGAACATAAGCGCCTGGATCTGCAATGTTCAGTGAGACAGCATGTAATGAGACCCTTGGTTCCCAACGAATAATTGCTGTTGCTATTGCTGCATAAAGTTGCATTTGTAAAATGTCATCGTATGGGCCATCTATTAATTTAAAAACTAAAGATCCATATTCACGACGCATTACTCTTGAACCGATTGGTGTAGTCACAATGTCTTGAATGGATTGATAGATATGATCTAGATCAACAATGATATTTTTGCCATTTGTACGCGACATCATGGAGTTGGTACTCCTGAAATATCGCCACCACCCTGAACACCTGTTGTTCGATGTGTTTTAAGACTAATTTCTCCGGCTTTAACATCCGCGTCGGTACTGAAATCACCTGTTGAATGGCTTGATCCTTGAACTAACTGACTGCCTGCAACTGTATGGTTTCCACTAATCACTGTGCTGCCATTGGTTGTCTGATTGCCGTTTAAAGTTAAATCACCATTGATGGTTGTATTTCCATTCACAGTGACACCACCATCAGCGGTCAAAACAGCAGTACCGCCACTTGGTAAAATTGCAGACAGATGATGAGCTGATACGTCATAAGCAATGACACAGCCATCTGCAAACATGCGGATTTTTTGATTGAGATCATCAGACGGTGCAGGGTGATCGTCGTTATAAAAACCATATAAAACGAAGCTAGTTGGACCAATTTCACCGCACGGTGATACCACAACACATTCTTCTGACTCAGATGGCATATCCCAAGTGGAATCTGTACCTGAACGGACATTCAGGCAGCGAATTTCAGGCGTGTCTATATCGCCAAGATTGACAATGACTCGTGGAATTGGTTTAGACGGATTTATGGTCTTGATTTTTCCAAAGCGAATTAGATTTTCAAGACGACGATTAAGGTCAGCATTCATGCCAACACTTTGCGTTAGAGTTTTTTTGTTTTCAGCATTTGGAACTTGTGAAAATGGTTTTCACAATTTGAAGGTCTTAGATTTTTAAATGTTTTAAAAAGGATTCTTCGACTAATTTGATCTCTTTATTTGTAAATCCGAGTAATTCACGCTTTGAATAAATGGTTTCAGGTGCATTTTTCGTCGCTCTATCTTTTAGGCCATACTGGTGAACATTGGCAATTCTATTGACACGGCCAATAAACCCCACTGCAACAGAATTGCTATTACTGAGCACTTTCAAATGAGTATTAGATTTAATACGCGTAAACATTTTTCTTTTAATTTTGCCCTTCTGCTCACGTAGTCGTGTACGTCTTGGAATGTATGCAGAGCCATCAGGGTTTTGTTGGGCTGTAATACGTTCACGTTGGCTTTTTCTAAGATCTCGTCCAATATTTTTTGCAAGCTTCGCTCGTTCAGCTAATGATAAACTTTGAAGTAATGGTTGAATGTGTTGGGCAAGATCTTGAATATTATTCATGGGTTTTTACCAGGAAAAGGCATATCTAATGAACGTCCTTGAACATCTGCAGTCATCCAAGTAGTCAATACACTTCCATCCTTATCAATGATTTCAAAATTTGTTGGTGGCTCGAATTCTGAATATTGAGGCTCAGATGGATAAGACATTTCTAATTGGCCATTTTCATTTTTCTTTACGATGACACGTTCAGTTAATGGGATCTTGAAATTAAGATCATATTTACTGTTATCAACAAGTTCAGCTTCAAATGAAATTGCATCTTTTGACTTGTTTAAATTAGCCATCAGCTCAGATTGATTATCCATAATCCAAGTAAAAAGAACCACGCCAAAAAGGTCCACATCACCGGCATAATCAGTAACAATGAGATCCAATGTATAAGACATTTCAAAGCTGTATCCATTTGCCAATGTACTCATCAACTTTCCATCGTTGGCAAATATGAGTAAACGATCCTGATTTAATTGTAAATCAGGAAGCGCGTTGAGTAAGTATTCACGTAGTGCATGTGGCTTTTTCATGCTGCTTTTTTCTCACCATAAATTGGTTCAAGGTGATCCCATTCTTTTTGGAATTTCGCTTGATACCCAAGTTTTCTATAATTTTTGCCGTTATAGAGTGTAAAGACAGTATTCCAGTCCTGTTTTTGTAATGCTTGTAATAAGCCTGGCTTCCACTCAATAAACCGAATAAATGCTTCTAGCTGGTGTGTTTCACTAAGTTGTTGTTGATCAACAAAGTCTTGAACTGAAGAATAGCCCAGCTTTTTCCAGTTTTCGCCCATAATTTGAAATTGTCCCCAACTGGTGGACATTAGGGCTGATTCTTTATGAATATTTATGGCCAAACTTAAACGGGTATATTCAGCGGCATCACCTTTATAACCACCGGTTAATGTATTTACTAAGTTTGGAGTTAGTTTTACCTGTTTATCTGCAAACGTTTTACCTGATTTCTGGCTTAAATAAAAATACATTCGATGACGTTCAAATAATATTTTGGCTTTACCATTCTTTAGAAATCCCACGCCACGGCCTTCCACAGCTCCAAACACTCGGATTACTAATTCAGGTACTTTTAAACGTAATGCAGCTTTTTTATAGTCTTCATCTTTTAAAAGTCGACTTACTGAATCACCAATCAAAGCTTGCCTTGTCTTATCACCAACTTTACCGTCAGCAACTAAACCAAATTTACGCTGAAATTGAATTACTGCAAATTCTGTACTTTCACCGAAATGTCCATCTATCGACAGAGGTTTACCTTTAATACCCTTGTAACCCATCTTAGCCAATTGCTTTTGAACGGTTGCAACTGCATCACCTTTAGAACCGAATTTTAAAATCATGTCGTTCTCCAGAGCTTAGCCACATTTCCCTGGCTGCGATAAATAATCACAGCCAATAGAATTGCAAAAATGGCATCCCACAGCGTCACGGGATCTTTAAAGAAAATAATATGAACTGATTGCCCTAAAAATGAAGCAATTAATAATGTCGCTAAGAAAGCATATTTTCTGTTGTAATCCCCATTGTGGTTGAAGCAAACAATGCGGATCCCACAGAACAAATACGCTAAAAGAGCAATAAATTGAAAAACAAATTCGATCATGTTTTTCCACCTCTAAAGAGTTTTAGAATGTCTGAAAAATTGGCCTGTTTAATCCAATCGACAGCTTTTGTAAGAATGAAAAGACAAAACACGGATGCAATCAGTCCAGCCAATGCATCAGAAGTGATCCATGTCTTTTCTGTGATAAAAGGGGTACAGATATAACCAATTCCAGTAGCCAGAATTAAAGTAATAATTCTTTTCAATGCTGATAGGTCTTTTTCAGTACTTGCAATGAACGCTGCACCCAGTACGGCTCCAAGCAATGCATTACCATTAATAAATGGCAAAATAGACATTGCGCTTAAACCAATAACGCTCATTGATGTTGTTGTTGTAGGTTCTGGCATAAATTCTCTCAATCCCAAAGCTGAACGCTTTGGACTTTATTTTGTTGGGTTGGTATATCTGGCAGTTGAACTTTTGTGCCCATTGGTAGAAATGGGCCAAATTCAGACAAGTGAGGATTTGTTTCTAAGACTTTTTCAACTACACCTGAACTTCTGCCATATTCGCGCCAGCAAATAGCATCAACGGTATCGTTCTGGAGTGCATAGATCTCTCTCATCTAAATAAGCTCCACATTTAAACGACGAATTTTTTTTAGATCACGGATGGCAAAGCGTAGATCACGACGGTAATCTTCAATTGTTGGTGTCAATTCATCAGCCTTTTGACCACCATTGTTTGTTGTGTCATAGGCGCGATATTGTTCATTCAGTTCAGCACCAACAGCTGCAGCAACGGCACGGAAATATAAAACTTCAGTAATAGGTTTTGTCGTGGTACCTGAAGTCAGGGTTTTTGTGCTGATTTCAGCAAGTGTGGCTGCTTTTGATGTGAGTGATTCAAGTTGATCATTCACTTCAATAATGGCTGATTCGATTGCAGGGATTAAACGCGCATTGGTGACACTGCTATCAAAGCGCAATTTTTCACGAATGGCTTTGGAAGAAATTTCAGGAAAGAATGCTTCACTGGTGATGACAACATCTTCATTGTTGCGGTTGCCGTTTGCAATTAGTCCGGTCATTGTCATTCTCAATTAATTGAGGGGTGGAGAATTGAGTCAGACAAACATATAAATATGTTGCATCGTCAATTCTGCCCCTCGGTTGGCGCGGGGCACTCGTTACGTCGGATGAAACATCAAGTTGCCTTGATCATCGACGACCTGTGAACCATCAGCATTCAGCATCGGTTCAGGTGAATTTTTTAATTGTTCTTTCAATAGCTTTTCAGCTTTTTGTAAATCTTGCTTACCGCCACAGTTTTCATGCTTAGAAATTGCAGATTTAAGGAAAAGAACAGCTAAAGGGTATAAGTCACTTTGTAAGTATGATCGACCTAATGCCACTAATAACTTGGCACGTACTTCATCAGGCATATCAAATGAGGTAGTGATCTTATGAGCCTTTTCTAATATATTTATTTTAAATATTTCGCCTTGCTTGTAAGCAATACGCGCTGCATTACCAATTTCTTCAGCAACAATGGTTGCAGTAGAACGGCTAAAAGAATCAGGCATTTTTAGGTTCTGTTCTAAAGCATATTCGGCAATACTTAAACCTTGTTCAAACAAGCAACAGTCAAAGCACCACAACATGATTGTCGTGATCACTTCATCTTGTTCAACTTTTGCACCTGATTGAACGACACCCAACACATATGGCATATGCTTTGGAATTAACTCTTTTTTTGCTTCAGCGCGTTTTTCTTGTGACTGAATTGAACGCAAGACATGAATATCATTTTTGAGTTCGGTCAGTTGTAATTGGTAGACGCTTGCGTCTGGACGTACACCACCAAATTCGTCAGCTTTGGCAGCTTCTTTTGCTGCCAAAGCTTTCAGGCGATGTCGTCGAGCTGGACTCAACATAAATCACCTATTATTCGATTGTGATATTTTCGACCAATGCAACTTTTTCGTATGCTTCGATCACATACGCTTCATTTGAAGATTGATAATCTTCAATGCGGTTTTTGCTTGGTTTTTCTTGGATGTAACGACGTTTTGCGTCTTTTTGATAGTAAATTGACAGGTTGTCAAAAGACGTAATTAAAAGCGCATTGTCAGGAAAATGTGGCACACGTGCTGCAGTTAAACCACCAATTTGTTTCTGGCTTAATAAAACCTGACCTGCCAATACATTGGTATTGTCAGAAGCATTATTCACAATAGGGAAGTTTTTGTCTGCCAAGAGTGAACGTCCACAGATCACCACAAGATCCGTATCATCTTGATGCACTTCATCAATGAGTTCATTGACTGCATCCACTACTAAAGCATCTAAGTTTTTATATGTGCCAGCTGCACCAACGGTGACTTCTGACATCACACGATCAGGTGCATTGGTACGGATTTTTTGCAACCAGCCAATGTTCACATCTTGCAGTTTTGGATTTGCAACACGATCAGTGGTTTCAGCAGCAGAGGTACCATTGAAACCGATCATGATTCGGTCTAATCCAATTGCTTTTGCAACCGCATTTGTCCAACGTTGATGGAAGTCAGCAAACGGTGCCCAAGCATCAAGTTTTGCATATGTAATTGCGACATCAAAATTGGTCTGTTTACATTCGTATTTATCTACACCAAAACCAGTCGGATCAGTTGGATTACGTTCGCCAGTACCAGATGTGTCGGTACGACCTGCAATAGTTGAATTAACAGATAAACCAATTGCTTCACCTGTTTGTGCTTCAACTGGAATGACATTAATTTTTTGAAGAAATTCGCTTGAAGCCTGAATTTTTTCTTCCATCTTTTGAGCTGGTGCAGGTGCGACTGTGAATTGCACTTGAGCCGATTCAACACCGTTCAGTTCAGCAACTTTGGCTAAACTATGATTGAATTTTTTACGTGTATCGTTACGCATTTTTTTCTCGCTTATAAGCAATATTTATAGACTGCTGACAGTATTGAAACTATTAGCACTCGATTTGTTCAGAGAAGTTGCCAGTGTTTTCAGGTGCAGGTGGTGTGCCTGGGTTTTCTTCACCTTCTAATTTTGTTTTCAGTTCATTGAAAGACTTTTCCAAATTGGTATGTTTTTCCTGAAGATCTGAATAACTGGTTTTTAAGGTCTTTAATTCGTTTTGAGTCTCACCAAAAGTTTTGGCAATTGCTTCAATAGAATCAGCCACCTCTTTGAATTGGCCATTATTTTTATTGTCTTGTTCTTCTTGTTTTGGTTTAAGCCAATCCAAAACTTTAGAAAACAGTCCATTCGTTACCTGAGTGGACTCTTCAAACTCAACCACAGTTTCTTCAGCTGCAGTGAATAAATTATCTTTATCCTGTTTTTTGCTAACAAATGGATTTGCTTCAGGATTTTTTGATGCAAACTCCATGATTTGAGTACCCAATGATGCAGGGGAGTCAGTGAATGCAAGCCCCACCAAATATGCTTCACCTGTGTCAGCAAAATTTGGGTTTACTTCGATTGATGTAAATAGTTTTTGGCCACGCTTATGCAGTTCAATTAATTGATCATATGCATCAACTTGTGCAAACAATGCCCATTTTTTAGCACCGTTGATTTCAACTTCTTCAGCCTTTAATGCAAGTACTTTTGCGTATGTGCCAAAAGTACTATCAGGATTAATTGAACGAAAATGTTCTAAATTACCTAAAGCTATGTAAATATCTTGACTGTAGTTTTTGGCCATCTGTTGAATCCATGTTGCCTCAATCACGCGACCATCAGTCGTGGATCCAGCTACGGCAACACGGAAAAATTTGGATTTCTTCATTTCTGAATCCTGTGTCTATTGTCGATAGATAAAATCTATTTAAAGTAGTTAGCAGAATCGGAATTACAGGAAAAAGAATCAATAAAACCCACTTGTGAAAACAGTTTTCACAATTTCAGCGAAATGAATAAATATTTATCTATTGGCTTAATGAGCCAATGGATAATGCACTTAACACCCCGACAAAATTGACCTTTGATAACCGTCTCACTGCCAAATTTTTATATTGGATGGGGTGGCGAATAAGCTCGATTGCAGAATTCTTAAAAGAAAATGATAAAAATGTTCATGCGTGGAAAGCACGTGATGAATGGGACAAAGATGCCCCAGCAGGTCGTGTTGCCCAAGCACTTGAAGCGCAGTTAGTCAAACTGATCATTCTTGAGAAAAAAACACCTGGTGATTTCAAAGAAATTGATTTGCTCATGCGCCAACTGGAGCGCATGGCACGAATCGAAAAATATTCTGACGGTGGCAATGAAACGGATCTGAATCCAAATCTAAAAAAACGCAATGCTGGGCCACGTAAACCAAAACAGCCAAATGCACTGACAGAAGAACAAATTGAAAAACTTCTTGAAGACTTTGATGAAGGTTTATTTGAATATCAAAAGGTTTGGTACCGTGCTCGTGAACAGCGTAACCGTGCATTATTAAAATCTCGTCAGATTGGTGCAACGTTCTACTTTGCACGTGAAGCATTGATCAAAGCTGTCACCACTGGTCGAAATCAGATTTTCTTATCTGCATCTAAAGCCCAGGCACACGGTTTTAAAACGTACATCAAAAACTTTGTCATGCAGTCTATTGAAGTGGATCTGCAAGGCGATCCAATTTCAATCACGCTGCCATGTGGTAATACAGTTCAGCTGATTTTCTTGGGTACCAATGCCAAGACAGCACAGTCATACCATGGCGACTTATATTTTGACGAATTCTTTTGGGTACATGGCTTTGCCACATTGAAAAAAGTGGCATCGGCAATGGCTGCCCAAAAGCAGTACAAAAAAACCTATTTCTCTACACCATCCAGCAAAACGCATGAAGCTTATGCATTCTGGACTGGTGATGCCTTCAATAAAGGTCGTACCAAAGAAAATCGAGTTGAGATCGACACAAGTCATGCAAATTTAAGAGACGGTGCTTTATGTGGCGACAAAATGTGGCGACATATTGTCAATATTCAGGATGCTGAACGCCAAGGCTGCGATCTATTCGATATTGATGAGCTGATTGCTGAAAACAGTCCTGAAGAATTCGCCAATCTTTATATGTGTGAATTCGTTGATGATGGTCACAGTGTTTTTCCACTGTCCATCATTCAGCCATGTATGGTCGATTCATGGGAAGTATGGTCCAAAGATTTTAAGCCATTGGCATTGCGTCCATTTGGTAATAAACCAGTTTGGATTGGATACGATCCAGCTGAAAGTGGTGATAGTGCTGGGCTTGTGGTCATTGCACCACCTGAACCTGATTATCCCAAATTCCGTTTACTTGAACATCATCAGTTCAAAGGCATGGACTTTGCCAGCCAAGCGCAATACATCAAAAAATTAACAACGAAATATAACGTCAAATATATCGGCTTAGACAAGTCAGGTATGGGTACTGGTGTTGCTCAGTTAGTTCTAGATTTTTTCCCAAATTTAACGACCTTCAATTATAGCGTTGATGTCAAAACACAATTGGTCATGAAAGGAATGGATGTGATCAATAAAGGGCGTTTTGAATTTGATGCCGGATCCACCGATGTGGCCATGTCAATTATGGCCATTCGTAAAACACTGACGGCTTCACAAAGACAAATGACATTTGAAGCATCACGTGCAGAAAACATCGGTCATGCTGATTTGGCTTTTGCCATTTTTCATGCGTTCGCTAATGAACCTTTGACCCTTGATGACCAAACAAAATCTAAAAAATCCTCTATGGAGATTTACTAATGTCCGACAGCAAAGTGCAGGCATTTACATTCGGTGATGCAGAACCGGTGATGAATGGCCGTGACTTATCACAGTTTTATGAAACATGGCTGTGTGGCAATTATTACGAACCACATATCAGTATGAATGCTTTGGCAAAATCCTTTAAGGCAATGCCTTATTTGTCGACTGCAGTGTTTTATAAAAAAAATCAGCTGGTGTCGTCATTCACACCAAATAAATTGATCAGTTCATCTGAATTTGAACGAATAGCTTTTGACTACTTAGTATTTGGCAACGGCTATTTGCAACAGATCGACAACCGTTTGAATGAACCACATCACTATGATGGGCTCATGGCCAAGTACACCAGACGCATGAAAAACTCGAATGAATTTTTGCAGCTGCTCAATGGTTTTGAAGAACATATTTTTAAACCTGGTACCGTCTGCCACATCAAAGGCATCGATGTCGATCAAGAAATTTATGGCACGCCTGAATATATTGCTGCACTTCAGTCGGTTTGGCTCAATGAATCAGCGACTTTATTCCGTCGCAAATATTACAACAACGGATCTCATGCCGGATTCATCTTATACATGACCGATTCAGGCATTGATGATGATGATGTTGAAGGTCTAAAACAAGCGATGAAAGATTCACGTGGACCAGGTAACTTCCGCAATTTATTCCTTCATGCACCTGGTGGAAAAAAAGATGGTTTGCAACTGATTCCAATCAGTGAATTGGCTGCTAAGGATGAGTTCTTAAATATTAAAAACGTCACACGTGATGACGTTCTTGCATCACAACGTACACCACCACAATTGCTCGGCATCATTCCAAGTAATGCCGGTGGCTTTGGATCTATCAGTGAAGCACGTGAAGCCTACTGGTATTCAGAAATTGTTCCACTTCAAAACTTATTCGCCAACACAGTGAACGAATGGGCAGGTGATCAGATCATCCGCTTCAAAGAGTTTCATCAACTTCAATTCAAACAACAGGAAAAATAACAATGAGTATTACGGTACCCATCAAAGTTATTCAGGCTGTAGGTAAAGCTTGGTCATTTAGTATTAAAAATTGGAAATACATTGTGATGGTCGCTTTGGCGATCGCATTAAATATTTCAATGAATATTAATGAAAAGCAGTCACATCAAATTAATCTACTTGAATCACAAAAAACTTTGGCCGAAACCCAACGTGATTTGGTTGCATCTCAACATTCCAATGAAGTGCATGAAGTAGAGCAGGCATGGTCACAAGATCTTCTGGAGTCAGAACGAAATGCAAATAAAAACTTACAAATTGCGCTGGCTGCTGCCAGTGACAGTGCTTTGGCTGTTGACCGGTTGTCAAAGCAGATCAGTGATACCAACAAACGTCTGTCCACAGGTACCCATGAAGCCATCGTTGAATATGGAAAGACCTGCAACTTCGTACTCAAAACAATGGCAGAACGTGGTGGAACAATCGCAGCAGCAGCTGATCAACACGCAATTGATGCAGAACGATTAGATCAGGCATGGCCACAGCAAGTGAAGCCAGATAAACAGAGCTAATCACAGCATTTTCACGAAAATAAAAGTCCTCCATGTGTGAGGGCTTTTTTTTGGCCAAAATTCCCAAAAGTACAGAATCCGGTTCAAGCCGGGCGGTTGACCCCCCACCTCACCTGGGCAGTAAATGTATCGATTATTCTACAAATTTTCAGATCTTATATTTCATGGTGTCATCTTTACTAGGCAAGGCATATAAGACAGAAAAAATAAAAAAACTTTATTCTGCAAATTTCTACATGAATCTTCAAAATGCTACATATATAAATCTTAATTTTAAAAGACAGAAAAATATAAAGTTCATAACAGTTAAATAAAAAAATCAAAAAAAGGTAATTGGCATAAAAAAAGGATGTTTTTTACATATTAAGTATCTGATTTATATTGTTATATCTTTATTACCTTTTAAAGGTAATATGAGGTAATCAAACTATATTATTTTTATAATAATTTTTAAAAAACAAATAGATAAAAGGTAACTAGCAATTACCTTTTTTTAAGGTAATTAATTACTTCTAAATTACCAATAAATTACCTTTTGTTTTATAGGTATTTTTATAATTGAATCAGTAAGTTAAATGTATTTAAAGCAATATTATTACCTTTGTTACCTTATTCCGAAGCTTATCTGTCTTTTTAAATTAAATTGTTTTTCTTGCAGCTTTTTATTGTAGATCTTTACCTCATTAAAATCACTATAAATCGTACTATTTCCGCCTTTCATCCGCCCAAATTGATCCTAATGCATTGTTTTGAAATATTTCTACGATCCCGACCCTCGGGACCAAGATTCAAAGACCCCAAGCTGGTATTAAAGGCTTGGGGTTTTTTAATATTTATAACCTGTAAATTAAATATATTTCTCAATAAGAATCTATAGTTCAACAAAAAAGGGGGAGAAGTGTTAGATTTAATAATAAAAGCATTGCCAATATTTTTAGCTATAGTGCCGCTATTTGTTTGGTTAGATAAAGCAAAAAGATTTACTCATCGAAGAAAATTTTATTTAGAGAGGCTAACAGTTGTAACTGAATATATCGAAAATTATTGTGGAAAAGATAAAGAAAAGATCGAAAAAGATTGTGCCGCACAGGCATTAGTATGTTCTGAAAAGGTGAGTTATCTTGAAGTAGATTATGTAATTAAAGAATATCCCCAAAGATTTTTCATCATGATCAAGAAGTTGGTCACTGCCCGTCATATGGTAGATACAACTTTGGATGATGGAAAAATAGCTTTAACGGCAAAATCTTCAAAACAGAGTTATAAAAAGAAAAGATGGGTTTTGGTTGGATGCTATTTTTCATCCATGATAATTATTGAGTCGAATAATTTATTGGTTTTTTTTAATGAATAA